ATTTTTTATTTTTTTTTTGTTTTGGTTTGGGTTTTGTATTTTGTTTTTTAGTTTTATACCATTTTATAAATAGAAAGGAAAAAATATGAAGATATTTTTAATAACGATTATTTGTTTTTTTATTACTATTTATGCTTTTGGTGTAGATGACCCAATATATCCAGGAGAACGCGCTTATAGATTGACAGATTTGATTAAAAAAGGAGATGAATGCCTTAAATTTTCAGAACTTGAAAAATGTTCATCAGAATTTAAAGCAATTTATATTCAACAAGCTAATGTTTATTATTTAAGGGCTTTATTGGAAGTAGAACTTTTAAGAGACTATTATTACGATTAACAAAGGAGATCAAATGGAAATGAGAAAAGGATTGGTAAGCGTTATTATTTTGACAAAAGATAACTTGGAGTATACAAAGATGTGTCTTAATAGTATTTTTGAGCAAACTTCTTTGGTAAAAACTCCTTTCGAAGTGATAGTAGTAGATAATGCTTCAAAGGACGGAACGCAAGATTATTTAAAAGGTCTGTCTGATGCAAAAAAAATCAAAGTTATGTTTAATAAGGAAAATGTCGGTTTTCCGGAAGGTAATAATCAAGGCGCAAGTATAGCGGAAGGGGAATTTATCTGTTTATTAAATAACGATACCATAGTTACTAAAGATTGGCTTAGTAACTTATTGAGAGTATTGCGATCTGAAGATAAGCTTGCTGCTGTTGGGCCATACTGCAATCATTCTTCAGGGGAACAAATGGTTCCTCAATGTCCTCCCTATCAGGATGATAAGACTTTGCAGGAAATGGCTTTAAAATTTAGCGGCCCTATGAAAAATGTGAATTTCTTAGTATTCTTTTGCACGCTTATTAAAAGAAGTGTTTGGGATGAAATAGGGGGTTTGGATGAGGATTTTTCGCCGGGTAATTATGAAGATAATCTCTTTTGTTATAGAGTTATTGAAAGAGGATATTTCCTTAAAGTAGTAAGTCACTTTATATGGCATTGGGGTTCAATATCCTGGAAAGGGCAAAATCAAGACCCTGTAAAATATAAAGCATATCTCGAACTTTTAGGGAAAAATCAGAAGATTTTTATGCAGAAGATAGGAAAGTATAAGACTATAGGATTGTGCATGATAGTTGGAGATGCAGAAAGTCCAGAGACTTTAAAGCGATGTCTTGATAGTGTAGTGGATTACGTAGATGAGATTAATATAGTATTTAATTATAAATGGTTTCCTAAACAATGTCGTTTAAAGAAATTAAGAAAAATAGCAGGTATGTATACTTATAAGATGAGCGATGCTTTGCCTGCTAATGGGTATAAATATATCAAATGGACTAACTTTAGCGATATGAGAAACGAAAGCCTTAAAATGAATAATTGCGACTATACGTTGATACTTGATGATGATGATGTAATGATAACTCCACAAGGCCCGCGAGATGTAATATTGAAAAATCCAGAAGCGGACTATTTTAAATGTAAAGTTCATTCTCTGAACGAGAAAGGCGGGGAAGAAATAATAATGCAGACCAGATTATTTAAAAATAAGAAAGAATATCGCTATCAGAAGCTTTGCCATGAGGACATAGTTCTTTCCATGAAAGACGCAAATGCTGAAAGGTGCATGACTAATATAGAGATAAGCCATTTAGGTTATGATTCTATAAAAACTGTAATGAAGAAGAATAAACGCAATTTAAAGCTATTAAATGAAGAAATTAAAAGTGGAAAAGCGGATCAGCTCACTTACTTTCATTTAATTAGTTCTAAGATAATATTAAATGAGTATAAGCCAAAAGACGTGCAATTAAAAGAATTGGGCAAGATAATGGATTTAATAAATTATACATTAGACCATTTTAAGTTGCTTGATACTGACCCTTTAACTACGAAACTTTGGGTAACGGCAGGGGTTATATGTATGTTTTGTAGCCAAACTGTGGCGGCAAAATCATGGCTGCATAAGGCGTTTGATAAAAACTCTAATCCTGAAGCCGCGGTAAATCTTGCCAGTCTTTATATCAAAGAGAAGAATATCGATAAAGCTATAGAAATACTAACGGCAATAGATAACCTTGATAGTTTCCCAATAAGCAATATGGCTCTAAATGCTAAAGAGATAGAATTTCAAATGTTGTATCAATTAGGCGATTGTTATGTGTTTAAAAAGGAATTTGAAAAAGCGGAGAAATATTACAAAGAAGCCTTGTTTGTAAAGAAAGATTTGCTCATAGCAGACAGGCTTTGTAAAGTTCTAAGGGCATTAAATAGGCATAGCGAAGCCGCGCTAATTACCGTAAATCTTGTAAATACTTTTCCAGGATATTGGGAGGGTTGGAAGAATTTAGCTCTTGAAGAAATAAAAGCTAATAGATATAGAACAGCAAAGTTATTTTTGGAAGAAGTGAATAAATATAAACCTAACGACAAGGACATTTTGTTTAACATAAGTATGGTTGATAAAATATTGCGAAAGGAAAAATAATGGCACATATTAAAAAATCTGAAGGTATAGCGCTTCCCCAGGTAAAAGAAGTTCATGTTGTAGTAGATACTAATTTGATAAAAGAGTGCCTGCAAAAAAGGTCTTTAAAGGGTCTGGAAAATGTAAAATGGCCCAAAGCTGTAAAAGCTATGTATCACAATATGGAAGCCAAAGAGATACAGTTGCTTCATATAGAGTCATGTTGCCGGAAAGCCCGGGAAGAAGTAGTAACGCCTTTTAAAGATGCCTTATGGGATATAATAGTGGCACATACAAACATAAAGGATCTATAAAAAAAATTAAAATAATTATTTGACTTTTATTTTAAAATAGTATATACTCATAATGAAGCTAATAAAGAATATGCTTCAAAACGCTGAAATAGATTTGGTGGCGGGACCGGCGACTTGGTTAAATCCAGGTGGTTCGGTTTTTTATTATTGAAAGATATTGGGTGAGTCGCTCTCACTTAATTTTGAGCCAGTTACTGTTCGAACAGGCAGTAGCTGGCTTTTTTATTTTAAGGTCTCTATGCCCCATAAGAAATCCAAAACAGAAAAACAAGAAGATACAATAGTTGAAAAAAGACCTGTTGGAAGACCTTGTATTTGTAATACTCCTGAGGAGTTGCAAATAGCAATAGATGAGTATTTTTTAAAAGGTATGCCTCTTAAAAAAGTTATAGTAGGCCCTCCAAATAATAGAAGAGAAACTTTAATAGCTGTTCCAAGTATAAGCGGCTTATCGCTTTACTGTGGATTTTCTAATAGAGCAAGTTTTTATGATTACGAAAAGAAGCCGGAATTTACCCACACCATAAAAAAGGCTCGTTCAAGAATAGAGCAACATTATGAAGAATTGCTACAAACAGGATTAGGTTCAGGTGCTATATTTGCCTTAAAGAACTTTGGATGGATAGATAAGACAGAATTAGAACATTCAGGCGAAATAAAAGGTAATTTTATCGTAAACATTAAACAGCCTAATAAATTATTATCCGAAAAGGAAATAAATGACGTTAGCAGTCCAGGAAAATGATTTAGAGATAGATATAGATTACGATCCTCAGCCTAAGCAGGTATTATTCCATACTTCAGGTGCAAAATACCGTTTATACATAGGCGCTTGGAGGGCAGGTAAATCATTTGCAGGTTGCCAAGAAGCGATTAAGCAATCAATTCTTTACAAAAATAATGTAGGTCTAATAGGAAGGAAAGATTTTACTGACCTAAGAGATACTACAATGAAGACATTTTTCGAGGTATGCCCACCTGAGTATATCAAGAGTTATAACAAGACTGAACATCATATTATATTTAAAAATGGTTCAGAAATATATTTTCGAGAACTAAAAGACGGCGCTGGATTAGGTTCGTTAAACTTAGGTTGGTTTTATATAGACGAAGCTGAAGAAGTTGATGAGACTATCTTTGAAAGGCTAAAGGGCAGGCTTAGTTTAAAGCATACTAACCGTCAATGTGGTTGGCTTACCAGTAATCCTCCGAATGAAGACCATTGGATATATAAACAATTTGAATTATCAAGCGACCCTGATTTCTTTACAATACATGCTTCTACTTATGAAAACCGAGAACATTTGCCGATAGGCTATATTGAAGATTTGGAGAAGCTTCCTCCTTCTTGGAGAAAGAAATATCTTGAGGGGCAATATGGATTTACTCCTGATGGAACGCCTTATTATCAAGGTTATGTTGAATTGTTGCATAAACGCGCTCTAACTTATAATAAGAATCTGCCTCTTCATTGCGGTTGGGATTCAGGACGCAGACATCCTGCATTTGTAGTAACCCAATATGATGGGAAATACTGGAAGATACTTTCAGAGATTTTAGGTTCTGATATAGGAATAGAGCAGTTTGTGGATAGGCAAGTAATACCTCTTTTAAATGCAAAATACCCTAATGTTAACTGTATTCATTATGGCGGCCCTGAATTTATGATGGGGAATGATAAATCAGATTTTACTTCATATCAGATACTTCAATCAAAGAAGATACAATTAAATGTAAAACATTCAGAGTATTCGCTCCGTAAGCAACTTATGGAATCTAAAATAAATACTATGGCAGATGGGCTTCCTTGCCTTCAGGTAGACCCGAGTTGTCGTATTATAAACGATGGTTTTTTGGGTGGTTATAGATACCCCAATGTGAAAGATGGTCAAGAGTATAACTCTAAAAAAGATTTGCCTTTTAAGGATGGGTTCTATGAGCATTTGCATGAGAGTTTGCAATATATAGCTGTGCAGATATTTTCTCCAATTCAGTTAAAAAATGTTTATAGAAAACAAGAGCCACCTAAATCAAGAGATAATATATGAATAGATTTTATATAGGGTTTTGTGATTATGGATTTGGTTATATGATAAGATTATTTGGAAAAGATATTTTAATTCTAAAAGTTCCTCGTTGGTTTTGGGGAGGGAAGATAAGATTATGGAAGAAATTTTAGACGCAAGAATAGTTTTGGATGAAGGTAAACGTAAGTTAATAGGCGAAGTTATCTGTAAAGAGATAGAGGACTCACTAAAGAAGAATGACCCTATTTACAGAAAAGCTGTATTAAGTGAACAGCAGTATGCCCAAATATCCAAATATAAAGCAATGAATAAAGTTTGCGATACTCCCTGGAAAGGAGCTGCGGATTACTTTGTTCCTATGAGTGAGTGGATACTAGACGCTACTCACGCAAGGGAAATGAATATATTATTCAGCCAAGAACCTTATATGACTGCGACAGGTGTTGAATCAAGTGATGTTTCTAACGCTCCCGGTGTTACTGATTTTGTAGATATGGTATTTAGAGAAATAGTAAGGCTTAGGTTATCAATAGATTACTTTCTGAAGCAAAGGTTAAAACTTCCTTTTTCGGTTCTTAAATATGAATGGGTAAATGAGTTTGAACCTATTATAGTAAAAGAAAGCGCATTAGCATTTCAGAATGAATTGGGTGATACTCAATACGTTCTTCCGAATGAGATGGAAAAATCTGTAAAAGTTGCGGAGTTAATGATTAAGGGTTATCAACAGACACAGGAAACACAGGAAGTTTGGACATTAGAAGATAAAGAGATTGTAAACGCTCCTCAGGCTAAATATATAAAGTTTGAGGATTATGTTTGGTGTCCTAACGCAAAGCGCGGTATGAAAGCCTATTGGGAAGGCGATAGGTTTTGGATGACTATAAATGATATAAAACTTCAAGGACTACAGGATAAATTTATTAAAGAAGGCATAAACGGAGTATTAAAAGAAATTGATACTAATTTAGAAGGTTCAGAAAAGATTATTTCTGAGAGGTCATCGTTAAGAGAGTGCTTTAATTGGTATGGCAGATTCCCATTTAATAATCAAAATGAGGTAGATTTTCAAAGCTCTGATACCATAGAGCAAGAAGTTATTTGTATTGTAGATTATAAATCAAAAGAACTTTTGCAGATAAAACATTGGGATCACCATAGAATACCTAAAGATAGGCGTGTATATATAAGAGCTGAATATGAAGAGACAGAAAATTTTGAGGGTAGGTCTTTATGCGATAAACTTTACAACACTCAACAATATATAAATCAATTCAGGAATACTCTAATGAACAATGCCTGGATTTGTATGCAGAAGATATTTGTAAAGAAAAGAACTTTACAGGGAGCTGATTGGGAAAAACCTGAATCATATCCAGGGGCTATGTGGGAAGAGGACACGCAAGGTGATATAAGAGTGCTTGAAATGGGTGATGTTAAAGCAGTTGCCTGGGAAGTGGAGAACTCCCTTATAAACTTTGGTGAACGCCTTAGCAATATCTCTGTTATGCAGACAGGAACACAACGCCAAGAAGGCGGACAGAAGACTAAGGGCGAAATAATGGCTACTATTGCCGAAGGGAACATTGGCCTTGATAAGCATATTCAGGATTGTCATGAAATTTTACGAGAATTATGTCGTTGGACAGTTGATTATTATTTTGACCGTATGCCTCCTGGATTGGAAAGACGCATAAGAGGAGATAACGGGGAACTGATATTCCCTACAAAAGAGAACTTACCAATGTTCCAGCAAAAAGGCATACGGCCAGTTTGGAATAAAGATGATTTAGCTGGACAGTTTGATTTTATTTGGAATGGAACAAGTTTGGGAGCTTCAAAGCAATATCAGATAGCGCAATCAGACTTCTTAATGACACAAGCGCTTCCTCATCCTATGATCTCGGGAAATTTACTTGCTTCATGGGATATTATGCGTAGGGCCTTTATTTCTCATGGTGTTAAGGATTGGGAAAGCCTGTTACCTAAGAAAGAGGCAGTTGTCGCAGAAATGCAGAATATGGCTAATCAAGCTAAAATGAGGCAGGCCCAAATAACTAAGCCAAGACCCGAAGAAGTGGCTATTAAGAAATTGACTGGAAAAGGTATACCTCAAGAAGAAGCCATTAAAGCTGTGCAAGAAAAGGTGAAAAATGCTCAATCTCAAGGAACTATTTAATAAAGTAAGGCCTAAACAAAAGCCCATTCTTAAGACTGAAGAAGAAATTAAAATTGGCAGGGAAAAATGGCTTGAGGAAGCTTTGGTAAAGTCAGCTAAACTTAATAAACTTATAAATGCTGATTCAGGTTGGAAAGAATTTGTTGAAATAATCGAGGAATACATAAGCCGCGCTTATATACAAAAAATGGAAATTAGTATTAAAGATATTATGTGTTCAACGATTGAACGCGATAAGCGGTTAATGGAATTAGCTTTGATGGATGAGGATATTTATATCCTTACTAAGATGATACAAGCGCCTAAGAATTTTATAAATAACATTGAAAAGAAAGTTAAAGACAATAGGGAGGATGTATGACGCCTGAAATGATGGAACAACACGCAAAAATGAAAGGCATGATGTCTCAAGTAATAGACATAATGACTGAAATGCAGGGGATGATGGATGGAGTGGTGGGGGAAGAACAACCTTCTGAAGAAATGAAGATGAAAGAAAAAGAAGAATATTTGAATAAGCCCCCTGAAGAAAAAGAGAAGATAGATAAAAAATCTGTATTAGGGAAGAAATCTATAATGATATAGAAATAAAACAAACCCTTAACTTGATCAGCTAAGGGATAACCAATAAGTTTTAAAAAGGCCGTTATCGTTGCAACGAGCGATAGCGGTCTTTTTTATTGGAGACAATATGCCATATGAGATTTTAGGTAAAAAAGTAGTAAAGAAAGATACAGGTAAGGTTGTCGGACATTCTAAAAACCCTAAGAAATATTTAAAAACGCTCCAGGCAATAGAAAATGGATGGGAACCTGACAGAGTATTGGGAAAGAAAAAATGACGTGGATAATCATATCATTACTTTTACTATTTACGGTTACGGATATGAAGTGGTTTTATATCCCAAACTTAATCGTTTTGCCTTGTATTTTAATTGGTGGTTACTTAACTAATAATTGGCTATGGATGGGAATATTATTTCTAATAGGGGCTTTAATGTTTAATCGTAATAAATGGGGTGGTGGGGATGTAAAACTTTTAGCTTTAATTGGTGGATTTATGGGTGGCTGGGCTATTTTATCTATGGCTATATCAATAATATTACTTCGTTTATACAGAACTTTTATGAACAAAAAAGACGAGCGTTTACCTTACGCACCTTTTTTATTTGTATCAAGCATATTAACAATAGGGACGACCAAACTATTACATGGTGTAATTCTTTGACCCCTGGAAAGTAGGTAGTTATGTGGAAAATATTTTGGAGTATCCTCTTTGATGAAAGAGGAGAAGACGCACCTGAAGGCGGACAAGGTGATGCTCCCGTTAATGACGGACAAGGTAAAGCCCCCGAACCTGAAGGCGAAGCAAAAACCCCGAAATATGGAGAATTTGGAGATGCTCCGACAGTAGACCAGTTATTTGAGGCTTTTCAAGGCAAGACTAAAGAATTTGAAAAGCTTAATGGAACAATAACTGACTACAAGGGAAAACTTACCGCAACACAGCGCAATATAGCTGCTATTCGTGAAGCTTTGGAAGGTTCAGGGTTAAAAGTGCTTCAGGATGATAGCGGGAAAATATCTCTTACTGTTGCGGAAAAGGCACAAAAAAGAGAACCAAAATTCTCAAGAGATCACGAGAAGCTGTTTGAACCACCGGTATTAGAAGCTATAAAGAACTTGATTGAAGATGTGTTGGGCAGCCGATTGGAAGATTATGATAAAGGGGTAGAAGGTAAATTCGATAACTTCTATAAG